CACGATGTCGTCGATTTCCTTCTCGACCTTCTCGCCGAGCTGGAGCCAGGTGCCGGTCAGAGAGGCATCAGATTGGATATTCACGCCGGACGGGTCGTCCACCTCGGCCGCGAAGTTCGGGTTACCGATGACTTCCTCGAACTGGCTGAGCGGCGTCTTGGGACCAAGCGCGCCACGGCGGATAATCGCGTAACGGCTGCGAATGGCCTCGGTGGCCCGGCTGTAATTGACGTTCAGATCGCGCTGGGCGTCGAGCTGCATAAGGCCGGGGCCGAACGGGCGCCCGTAGCGGTTGCGATAGGCCCAAACCGGCACATACGGCCAGCCGTGCTCATGCCGGTAAGGCGACTTCTGGGTCTCCAGAACCGTCGTGCCGACGCAAATGGCATAATAGAAGCAGCGCTTGACGCCCTGATGGGCCGTTGCGCCCTCCATGAGCGCCGCCGCGACCTCCTCGGGCCGCATATCGTCGGCAAACGCCTTCCGGCCATCCGGCCACTTGTAGTAGACCTGCGGCTCGTTCTCCCACCACCAATGCTCGCGGATTTTTACGCGATCTCGGGCCGGATCGCACCACTCGGGCTCGCCCATCGTGCCCCAATCGAGGCTGCTCTTAAGGGCCCGATAGCCGTAATCATCGTCCGTGGACTGCGAAACGTGCGGTGCCTCACGCTCGCGCTCTACGGCCGCCGTCAGCGTGTCCTTGTGCTTCGGGTAACGGGCCGTCACGAGGTCCAGATCGACCCATTTGGCCCGAATCAGCCAGCGGTGGTCGCGCAAACTGAGAGATTTCCCGTGTGGGTCTAGGTAAATCTCGAACGGGTCCACGCTGCGGGCGTAAATCGGCTCGATGGCCGGGTCCGAATCGTCGTATCCGACCTCCAGCCAGCCCATCGGGCCGTCGAACATCTCCTGGGCGGCCTCGGATTCCACGAAAACGTAGCGCGTCTGGTCCTCTAGGTACTTCAGGACCTTGGTGATGGCTACCGCGTCCTTCACGTCCGAGGCGCCAACGGGGTACGCCTTCCAGGAGAGGCGGTTGTCGCGCTGCCGGCCGATCAGATTATTACGGACCTTGAACATCTTATTGATGACGATGGCCGGGCGCCCCTTGTCCTCAAGCTTGTGCTTGGTTTCTGGGTCCCATTGCTCGCCATCCAGGAACGCCCGGACCACCTTGGCGGCCTTTCGGGTCGGCTTCTCGGCCTCGCGGGCCTGGCGGTACTCGTCCATCAGGCGCCCGCCGAGCTTCTGGTCCTTGTCGCCAGGGCCAGGCTGCGTATTCTCCATGTGTCCTCCTAACCCATCCAGTCGCCGTAACGGTCCTTGCGCTTCTTGTTGCTGGGCGGCGAAGAGGCCCACGGCCGCCCGACGCACCAATAGCGGATTGCGTCGTAGGCATGATCCTCCATGGCGCTGTTCACGTCCTCGACGCGATGCTTGTCGTACTCAAGAGCCGGAATGGTGCGGATCGCGTGCGGGCACTCCTCCTCGATGAAGATGAGTCCGGGCCAGCCGCTATCGTCTACCTTCAGGCGGTCGTGGACGGCCATCTTTCCGGCAAGCCGGTCGTTGTTGGCCTTGGTCCAGTAGACGCCGTGCCGGGCCATCATCTCGTAAGGGCTCAGGCCACCGCCGTAGTCTCCCCGGCCCTTGTTCCACATCGAGGGGTCCGCCGTTCCCATTGGGCTCTCGTTCGCGGCTCTCTCGATGGCTGCAATTTTTTCGCCCACCGCTTCGGGGTCTAGGCGTACCCCCTCGTTTGCAATCGGCTCCCCGCGTGAGTTTACGGCGCATCCATACAGCTCCCGGTAAACGAAGCCGCGCCCCTGGTAGTCGGTCGCTATCCAGTAGCAGGCATAGGGTTTTGCGTATCCGTGGTCGAAGGAGCGGAACCGCTGCCAGTCGTCCGGGATGCCGTCGTGGCCGGTGCGCTCCTTGAACTGGGCCCACGTCCAGCGGTGGACGCCGGGCACGAGGTCAAACACCGAGCCCTGGTAGGCATTCCAGTCGCCGTCCTTCAGCGCCTTGCGGTCTGCATCGCTCAGGGCCTCCAGGCGGTCGGCATAGCCCGTGGCCATCAGGTACGGGTTGTCGGTCACGCGGCTCGGGATGAACACGCGGCTCGTCTTGGTGCGCTCGTCGTAAATGGGCGTCATGGGCGGCGCCGGGTCCACAAAACGGGCCTTGACCCAGTGATGGCCGGGCCCGCCGGGGTTGCCGGTGGCGCGGATATAGCAGGTCAGCGTCGGGTCGCTGGTGCGGATACGGCTGACCAAATACTTGTAGCTCCACTCGCTGTAATGAGTTAGCTCATCCAGGCCCACATAGACATAGGACTGGCCCTGGTACTGATACACGTCGTCGTCAGTGGACAGGTAGCCGAACTTGATGAAAGCGCCGCTCGGGAAGGTCCAGGTCTTTTCCGTGTTGTTGAACTTGGCGCCCGGGAAGGCACGCGGGTAGAGTTCCTTGGACCGGAGGATGAGTTCGGTCAGCTCGCCGTAGGACCGGCGGATCAGCAGAGCGCGGTATCTCGGCTTGTCGACCTGGCCTAGAGCGTCTACCAGCAGGGCATCCGATTTTCCGCCCCCCGAGGCGCCTCCGAAGAACACCTCGAAAATCGGGCAAGTGACAAAAGACGCCTGCGGCCCGGGATTCGGCCGCCAGATGACCTCAGCGTCCATACAGGTCCTCCGCGCGCTTGCACTCGTAACAGTCACATTTCGGGATCTCGTCCAGCGGCAGGGAGTAGCTGACGAGCCACGCGAGGGCGACGGCGGCCAGCGCGGCACAGGCCGCGAAGGTGTTTAAGTCCATACGGCACCTCCTGGTTGACATACCCTTTTGTGGACTGTTACACTGAGCGTGGAATTGGTTGACAGCCCGAAAGGAGCCCACTGTGCAAAAATTCGTCGCGTACTACCGGGTCAGCACCCCGAAGCAGGGAGTTAGCGGCCTCGGCCTGGAGGCCCAGCAGCGTGCCGTAGCGGCCTACCTTGAGACGCACGGCGGGGAGCTGGTAGCGGCCTACACGGAGGTCGAGACGGGAACCCGCAAGGGCAACAATCGGCCGCAACTGGCCGCCGCTCTAGCAGCGACTAAGCGCCAAAAGGCGAAGCTCATCATTGCCAAGCTGGACCGGCTGGCCCGGAACGTCCACTTCATCAGCGGCCTGATGGAGTCCGGGGTGGACTTCCTGGCCCTGGACGTACCCTCGGCAAACCGGATGGTCATGCATATCCTGGCCGCCGTGGCCGAGGAGGAGGCCCGGATGATCAGCACGCGGACCACTGAGGCTTTAGCGGCAGCCAAGGCGCGGGGCGTCAAGATGGGCAATCCGGCCAACCTGGACCACGAGGCGCGTCTACGCGGAGCGGCTGCCACGGCGTCCAAGGCCAGAAAGGCGTATGCGGCCGTGCTGCCAGAGGTCAAGAGGCTTAGGGGCGATGGGGCCGGGTATCGCGCTATCGCCCAACGGCTCAACGAGGCTGGCCACGTCACTATGACAGGACTGCCGTTTAACCATATGACAGTCAAGAGGCTACTTGCCCGAGGTTGACAAACGGCCATAGAGCCGCATAGCAAAACACGGGGCCCCTGTCGCGGTTGACAAGGGGCCTCGATTTTTTGGAATTTCGTGCGCTGGCTTAGCTTCGGGCGGACGATGGCGCGCGGGCCCGTACCCCCGGGGTGGCCGGGGGCCGTTCAATCCTCCGCGTGCGTGGGTGCGCGGTCGGGCGCGCGGATGCTCGAATCGCATGGCGCGCGATTGTCGTCTTAGGGCGTCACGCTGCTTGAACACCCTTTTGGGTGGCGTTACTCACCTGGCGGCAAGGCAGGCGGTGCCTGGGTTTGCGCCCAGTCCGCGCTCTTGGCCTCTACCACGATCAGGCCCGTCGGCGCGTTACGGGCCGCCTCAGCATCGGCGGCGTCCAGGCGGGCAAGCAGGCCACGGAGCGGGGCCAGCGCCTTAGCAACCGACACGGGGTCCGGCCGGTACAGCTTGGCAAGCGCCTTTTGGGCATAATCGCGCGTCATTTCGCCATTGGCGACCGCTTGCCGGAATAGCTCGGCCATGGCGCCTTTTGCGCTTTCCAGCTCAGGATCGACGGCCATCGATTCATTGATGTAGCTGATCAGCATATCGGCGGCTTCACGCGCCTTGCCGGTCGCGTCCATGTGCTCAAGGCGCGCATACGTCTCGGCACCGGCTGAGCCTTCCTTGAACGCGGCGCTGAAAAGGCCGTGCTTACGGGCGTTTTGGTTGCCCGGCGCGCCCGTGCTCATGCCGCCGTGGAACTTGCAACGGCCGCCAGCGCCGACGCCAGGCTTCTTGCACGGTTGGCCGGTGCTCTTTGACCGGGCGCCGCAGGGGGCGAATTTTCTTTGAGGTGATTTGCTGGATTCCATGGGGCCTCCGGCACGCGCAAGAGCCT